CTTTATATTCAGTTTGTTTACCTTGGATGTGTGAAGAGATAAGTCCTAACTATCCAGATTTGTTGCCAGCAACAAAGTTTGCTTATAATTTTTCTTTTAGTGACCAATGTTTTATTTACGATGAAGATTTAGATGTATACATTATTGAAGAAGATATGATTAAAACTTGGAAGTTAATCAAAGATGGTTGGACATTTGTACATCCTAATACTCGCAACGCACTAATAGGTCATCTATATAACACAGAGATAAACGAATATGGTACAAGAGCTAGCGTTGTTAACTCAATTGAAAGAGAAACAGAATGGAAGTATGTTCAGCAAGAAGTAAGAAATGTTTTGAAATACTTATATGATAAAGAATATAAAGAAGTAATATCTAAATATCAATCGTGGTTAAAAGTAGATTACAAGAAGCATTCTCTACATAATTGGTATATGCCAGATACTTTTATTTAAGGTAAGTCGTCCTCTGTTAAAGGTTCTAAATCGAAGGAGTACCCTTTTCTATTGTCCCAATCCCATTGACTTAATTTATTAAGCATTGAAACAATCTCTTTAAAAAGATATCCAAATAAAAATCCTACTATATAATCCATAAGTAAATTATATTATCACACAAGTTGAATTAACGAGAAGTTATTGTATTATGATTTTGTTAAATAAACTGCTTTGCCTATTTTATGTTCTATGTAATCCAGAATGGGTGTGTGTGCCCACTCTGGATAACTTTTTAAAATATCGAGTATGAACTCGCCATTTTTATAACGAGCATACGCTGATCTTTTGATTTTTCTAAGCATTATCCTTTCGGAATCTTAGACATAAAGTCAAAAGGTGCATCTTCTAATGCATTTTGTGCGACAGCAACTATTGCTGAAGCTGCTGCAATGAGTGCAGCCATAATCACATCTGCTTCAAACATACCAGCTTGGTTTGCAACCATAACTGCTACGAATGCTTGGACAGCTGTTCTACCACCTCTGATAGCAGCATTCTTCCAATAAGATGCGTCTGATTTTTTCTTAGCTTTTGCCATTATTTACCTCTTCTTCCGCCACTTCGGCTTCTGCCTCTGCGACTTGGCTTACCATATCCTGTATGCTTTGGCATAAAGAACTCCTAACTTATATTATATTACGTCCTGCTTTTGCAGCTTCAAGGATTTTAACTTGTCCTCTAAGATCTGAAATCTTTTCATCAGACTCAAGCAAGTCTTTTATATTATGATACTTAATCACAACTTCATCACCTTTATCTAAAGCATCAGCAACTTTAGGGTATAGCTTTTTATAAGCCACACCACTAGCTCCAACAAAACCATCTTGACCTTTATCAAGATCGTTTTGTGATTCGCCAACGATTAAACAACCGCTTGTGTGCTCATCTGTGTTACCAGTATGAATAAGTATATATTCAAAACCCGGTACTTCTTTTATCCAAAGCATACCTCTATGGAATGAACCATATCTAGCAGCATACCTTGTGTGAAAACCACCAACAGTTCTGTACTCTATCTTATATTCACCTTCAGGGATACAAGTTTCGTGCATTACTTTCTTTTCTTGATATTGATCTTCTAGTGTATAACATTCAAAGACATCATCAATAAAGAGAATACCGTTAGTAGCATCTTTTCCAAATTGGAATCTAATTACATCTAACTTCATATTGACATTCTAACAGAGGTTACTCAATGATCTTTGGATATTCCCAAAAGTATTCCTTTTTTTCAGCAGAAATTAAGAATACTAAAGTTCCCGGACCACTGTGATCTCCTGTTGTATCTGTGTACCAGCCAGATCCACCGTCTAATGAAGGACATTGCATAAACCATCTGCCACCTCTAGGTTGACAAAAATAGTGATGAAAGTGTCCTGATATAAGCAAATCAACGTCTCCTATGTCAGATTTACCCATTGCTTGTCCACTTAACCAAGCTAAAGCTTTCTGAAAGCTGTAACGACCACCTGTTCTAAACTGATGTCCGTGTACTAGTCCTACTGAGTGTCCTGATATATCTAGTGTTAAAGACAATTCATTATCAGGTATAACAAACTTAATATGACCAAATGCTTTCTTGTTTAGCTTAAATGCATCCGCAATACGCTCAAAGATAGCTACATCTTCATTGTCATTCAAATCAGTATATGATTTACCGTTGTTTCTGTTCTCTCCGTGATTACCGGGAACAGCAGCCACAACAATGTTTTCAAAGTGTGGTGCCCATTCTATAAGAGCTTCAGTAACTAAACGTCTTACGACTTTTGATTGATCTCTCTTATTTAGCTGTACTCCATAAGTTTGTGAGGCGTAATGTCCATCACAGTTCTCAATCATATCTCCTAGAGATAATACATAAAGATTTTTTATCTTAGCGCCTAATTTATCTACATTCTTAGCGTGTTCTATTACTTGAGGAATCATTCTGCTAGCTCTTTCCACAATACCTTCTGTTCCATCTCCATCAGGCTTACCCATTTGCCAGTCACTGAGACAGACAACGAGTGAGTCTTGATTAGTTGTTGTTTTGGGTTTTTGTGATTTTTTAAACTTCTTGATATCTGAAATTAATTTTTTATAATCTAGATCGTTTACCTTAAGTTCTTTAGATACTATTGCAGCCCTGTAATAGTACATCCTCTTTCCACCATCAATAGCTGAGTCCCAACTTCTTACTTGAACTGGTTCCACTACATCAAACTTAGAAGGATCTAAGTTCAATTCTTCAAGTATTGCACTCCAGTCATTAATCTTTTCAGATTCTTGAGGATAAGATACTATCTCTCCTCTTTCACCATCGTGCTCAAATTTAGGTTCCCACCCTTTAGGGTGAACTTTATCTGATTTTCTTTTAGCTATTAACTTACTATCAGATTCTACTTTGGCGTAGTCGTTAAGCTTTTTCAATCTTAGCAGCTTCTTTTAAAGCGTGTCTAATGTGGTCTGTAGATAATGGACACTTGTGTTCATTCTGTAACCACCTAGCAACTGTAGATGCATTGATTCCTGCTTTAAAACCATCTACTGCTTCATTCCATAGCTTTTCATTGTCTTTGCTTTTTAAACGCCAAGGTGTATAACCTACAGTAGTAGGATCTTTGGCAGCAAATTCTTTAAGATTATTCTTCTTCGCTGGCATTATTTACTCCTCTCAAAGCTGCAATTTCTTCTTGCAACATACCAATTGTTGTTCTAAGTGATGAGTTTTCAATCTCACGAGATTTTACTTTATCACCAAGATCGTTTACCATTCCCTGTAATTGACGATTCTTCATTAGAGCATCGTTAGCCATTTTGACTACTTCCTCTACAGGAACTTCTTGACTTTGGTTCTCTTCAGCCATATATTCTCCTTAGTATTAAATTACTGCTTGTATTGTATCATACGATTTCTTAATAGTGGGTATTTCCTACTTGAAATCTTTGGAAATTTTAAGATATAAATTAACCAGATCATCAGCGTCTTGAACAAGGTTTATACCATTGATTCTCATATAGTTAAATTGTTTGAGTACAATTAATCTAATTTCATCGTGATCAATTATGTCGTCTAATACATCTTTTCTAGATGTACCCTCTGGGTAATTTTCTTTGTTATATTTTTTGCTAGCCATATAGATACTATATCATAACAACCTAAAAGGTAAGAAGTTATTCAGTATCTTTACAACCACACTTGCACTCATCATAGTCATCTAAATGCATTTTATAATCTGTGGTAATGGATGAAGGAGCACGATTTGTAATACTACTTTTCTTTAAAAGTTGATACTCCAAGTTATAATTATTTACCATTCTTTCTTCTATTCCTTCTAGTTATATCTCTATAACCATTTGTAAACTTACTACGGAGTTCCATTCCTTGATCCTCTATAAGTTGCCTATCTTCTTCCGTTGAGAGTCTAAGCTCAAGGTCAATACTTTCCCTCTTGAAAGGTATCACGTGCAAGAAAGGATCTCCTCTTTTTATTATAGTCTGTCCTTCCAAATGAAAAATGGAAGGAAAGTTTACTTGATGGAATACATCAGTTTCAACAATTCCGGGTAATATAGTAAATCTATCTTCGTTATGAAGTAAAGGTGGTAAAAATAAAGTAGACCAACCCGGTGGTGTTCTAAAAAACCAAGGACTAATAAACTTTACGCCTTCATTAAAGTCTCCTTCTTTAAAAGGGAATGTAGATAATTGATCAAAACTATGAAACTCTATTTGACCAAAGCCATCATTAAGGGCAGTTTGATTGTGTTCAAATAGAAATTTGTTATCTATTCTCTGTATTATTGTGTCAGTCCAATAAGGTATAATAAATCCTTCCGCTACATAATCCACAATAGCTGGACACTTCTTTATAGTATGAGACATATATTCTCTAACTATGGGTGAAGTCTTGGGAAACTCTGGATCTAATACGTCTAAGTCGCTGTGTAATTTTTCAAACCATTCAGGTATCATACGAGATGCTTTCACAGGAGGAGCTATTTCAAGTAATGGTTTATGGTTAGTCCACATCTCCATTTTGTTCACTATTTTCTTAGACGCGAAAACCATTTACTCTTTAGTATCTTTTTATCTCTTCTTGATAATGCTTCAGAATACAGTTCATTAGTATTTCTTCTTACCATACCTACTTGCATAATCCTATTCCAATGTCTATGAAAATCATTATTCCAATCTTTATATTCTATTTTTACAGGTTTAGAAAAAAGAATATTAAACATAACAGTGTCTTCATTTAGTGTAAATTCTGTAACACTAGTATCCATCCACTCAAAAGCCCAAGACAAACCTCTTGACCAAGTATGTATAGGCATAAAACCACCAACAGTTGATATAGGTAAATTCTTACCTATATTTCTATCAGTAGGAACTACATCTAACCATACTTCAGGATCATCTGTAAAAAATAAATAAGGTAGAGATATTTGACATACCGGTCTATTAGGATCAGCCCAAGCAGATTTTTGTTCTAATATAAAGTCTGTAAAAGGACCATAGTGTTTAACTAGTCCATAATAATTTGCTTCTGCTCTATAGCCTCCATACAAATCATCTTCAGGTGCTCTTTCATCTTTCCACAATCTTATCTTTACATAACTTGCAGGAAATAATGCTTCGTATAGCCTTTCTCTTTGATATTGTGTAGCTACACAACCATTTGGTGCTTTTAAGAATTTTTTAGGAACTCTGTAAGCTATTTCAGGTATACTTGCATTTTCATCAGGTGCTACTGTAAATGCAACTTTAGAAGCACCTTGTCTCATTTTTTTTATAGGTTGAGACCATAATCTAGCTATATTAGGAAATTTACCTTTATTATGTGGAACTGGACACATACTCATAATATTCCTTCATCTTTCCATATTTGTTTATTTTTCTTAGTTAGCCATCTGTAATAACCATTTTGCCTAGTTCTTTCAGCAGCTCTACTCTTATCATAGTATCTTCCATCTTGAATATCGAATGCATCAACAATTAAATCTAAACTTTCTGTTCTTTTAAAAGGTATTACGTGTACTAATGGCATACCTTGCCTAAAGATCTTTTCTCCATATCCGTGATATAAGAATGGTAAATTCATTTGATGATAGCTATCTGTTTCTACAATAGCTGGCATAATTTCTATTTCTAAGTTTCTATGATACCAAGGTTGACATATTAATACAGACCAACCCGGAGGTGTCATAATATCCCAAGGATTAGAAAACTTATAAGCAGTCTGAGAGCTATCTTCAGGTATAGGCATAGTTCCTATAGACAAAGGAGAATGCTCTGTAATAGTGTTATCCATTGCGTGTTTGTTATACCAATTGAAACCAGTTTCTTTTGAGTAATTTATTTTTAAATCTAACCATAAAGGAATAATAAATCCATCGAACATCAAATCGTGTGTAGATGGACATTTTTTTATAGAGTGATCTTTGTAAGGAACTTCATTCCAACTTTCATCACGATATCGTCCTTCTTCTCCATCGCGCATTTCTGTCCACTCTCTTGATAGTTTTTTATACCAAGCAGGTATA